AGAGCAGTACAACAGAATAGCCAGCCCGAGTAAGGAGCAGACGAAGCAGTACAACGAAGAGGTAAAGAAGGTGCAGGAGGTGGCGAAGGCCGCGCCGGATGATGTGCTGAATGACATCTGGTCAAACCTTGGCAACTTCATCGACCAGTATGAGGCGCTGGCAAAGATATATGTGCAGAGCGAGGCAGCAGCGAAAGAAGTTTACAAGGGTGATCTGTCGCTAGGTCGCAGGGCTCTGGAGCGTATCCGTCTGGAGTCTAAGCTGGACGAGATGCTGGCAAAGGTACGGGAGGCGATGATATATAACTCATTTCCGGAACTTAACGGTGTGTGGTCAAGGTTTGAGAAGGCATGGCATGACATACAAAACGAGCAGGCAGATGCGCTAGCAATAGAAACCAGAAAGATTCAGGCGGCTAGATGGCAACGAAGGGCAGCAATAAATCGGCTCAAGGGTCGTCTGGTATGGATTGGAGCAGTCGTGTTCGTAATTCTATGGGCGGTGGGTCTAATGTGGCTGGTAATCAGAAGCGCGACAATGAGGATGTACCTTGGTCATTGATTGCTACAGTGATGGCCGTGGTGCTGATGTTCTTTATCGTCATGCCGATCTTGGCCTTCATGTACTACGATATGTATTACGCCACGCAGGCGGCAGTGCATGAGGTCAGGAAGATGCGAGAGCTGCGGCGTGAGATTCAAAGCGAAAGGATGTATGGCAAATGATTGATCGCAACGCATTCAGAAAGTTTATTCCTAAGAGCAAGTACGCTGACCAGTGGTACGACGCAATGTTCAGTCCGCAGTCAGAGTTCGGTGGCAAGTCTTTGCTCGAAGAGTACGAGATCAATACACCGAAGCGCATCGCTGCTTTCCTTGCCCAGACTAGCCATGAATCAGGCGGCTATGTATTCCTGACAGAGAACCTGAACTACAGTGCAGAAGGTCTGGTCAGAATATTCAACAAATACTTTCCTGACTTGGCAACGGCCAAGCCCTATGCCCGTAACCCTGAGAAGATAGCGAATAAAGTTTACGCTAACCGCATGGGTAATGGCGATGAGGCCAGCGGAGATGGGTTCAAGTTCCGTGGCCGAGGAATTTTGCAGCTCACCGGAAAAAATAATTACTTTTGGTTTGCTGCTTCGCTCGAGATTACACCTGAAGAAGCGGCTGAATATTTGCAGACCTTCGAGGGAGCAGCGCAGAGTGCCTGCTGGTACTGGAGTGAAAACAAACTCAATCGTTTCGTTGATGCGAATGACTTTAAGGCACTAACCAAGGCAATCAATGGCGGCTACATAGGACTGGAAGACAGGGAACATCACTATGAAATTGCGCTCAATAGCTTTAATACTTCTGGCACTCGCTTGGCTTAGTGGGTGTGAGGACCGCTTCAGGTACCCTTGTATGGATAACAAGAACTGGAGTAAGCCCGAATGCCAACGACCAACTTGCGCCATCACGGGTACTTGCCCTGACCAGCTAGTACCTGCTGCTGACTTTAAGCCGGAGGAACAAAAATGAAGTGGAGTCCTGACCAAATTGATTCTGTCATCAAGCTAATTATTGGTACCACATTCTGCTTGGTACTTTTAATGATGAGTACATTGTCAATGTACAGTGTTGTATTCGTCACTCAAAGTATGACCTCTATTGCGCCTGCGGATAAACAGTTTTTTATGTTGCTTTCCGATATGTCAAAATATATCCTCGGGGCGTTAGCAACATTACTTGCCATCAAAGGTAAGGACGGCGTAGCTAAGTTGATTGACCCACCACCGGGAGTCAGCAAGGCGAGTGACTGGGCTGATCCGACTCCACCTAAGTCGCCACCACCTTCACCAACTCATGCGCCTGTCCGCATGGAACCTACGATTGATCCAATCTCTGCCACACCTGTAGCCACAGGCTATGGCGGTAAGGCAGCACCTGTTCAACCACCTCACCCGGAGATTTCATAATGCTGATCTATGCGCGTATGGCTGTCACAGTTATTGCCAGCTTGTTCTTGGCTTTCCAAATCCATGCTGGCGAGACAAAGAAAGTTTGCCATGCTGAGAAGGATAAGAAGGGTAAGGAAGTACAGGTCTGCCGCGAGGTGAAAGTCCATAAGAAACTCGAAGGTACCAAGGTGCCACCGAAATGAATCCCTATTTTGTGGCCGGTGCCGTTATCGCTGTCGCCCTTGCAGGCGCTGGCGGCTATGTCAAAGGTACGGCGCACGGTAAGGCACAGGTCCAGTCTGCGTGGGATCAGGAACGTGCCAAGCAGGCAGAGGAATATGCGAAGGCACAGGCTGCTGCGCGTGAGAAGGAGCAGGAACTACAGGCACAGGCTGACCAGTTAAGGAAGGAATCGTATGAACAAATCAGGGATATTAACGCTCGGTCTGACAAGCTTATTAACAGCTTGCGCCAGCGCCCCGAGCGTCCCACCACCTCGGCAAGTGCCGTGTCCGGTGCCACCCAATCTTGCGGTGGAGCGAGTGGAGCGGAACTGGCAAGCCGAGATGCAATCTTTCTTGCAGGGTACAGTGCCGATGCCCAAAGACTCCAAGCAGCCCTCGACACCTGCGTCAAACAATACGAAGCCTTGAGGCCTAAGTAGCGCGTCTGAAGTAGTCAGTCGGGATATGGACCACTGGTTCTATATCCTGACTGTCCCCTCTATCTTTCCTGCCGCCTACGCCGTAGGTAACATCGCACCAGCCTTGCTTGTGGTAGAAGATACCGTCGCTCCACCGGACGATGACAATGAACTTTCCCCCGATCTCTTGTGCCATTGCCTTGCCGTGCATCCACTTGTGCATTGATAGCATCAAGGTAGGATACTGACTGCGAGGATTGTTTCGGCACTTGAGTTCAGCAAATCCTTTGGCTTGTCCTTTCTTTGTCAGCATCCAGTCTACATGGTAGGCGCGAGGCAGCTTGTGAAAGTCCACTTCCCACATGAGGTACAAAGCTTCTTGTACTTCCTTCTCTCGCTTTAAGTCTGCCTGTGTCTCATAAATGGGGCGCATTCTTTTCCTTCAGTATGCCCTGCAACATCTCAGCAAAATTTCTTGGACCTTCGCTTATCCTCCAAAGCATTTTGCATTCAGCCGTGGTCAACTCTTTCCACGCCACCGGCTTTAGTTCAGGCTGCGCTACTGGCGCACCAGTGCTGTAGATATGCGTCACACCTGTTGAAATCACCTTCAATTCAGAATCAGGCTGCTGATAACACGGCCCATCTTGGCGATGAACTCCGGCGGTATCTGGCTCACCGCATACACATTCAGGCTGCGCGAGTCGGGCGCGGAGGGTATTGATTGCTTTGTCGTACTGGTTTTCTTTGTCATCCAATACGTTGTGGTAAATGTATCCCTTGGCTGCGGCAATAGCATCCAAAACCTGCTGCGCTTCCTCGCGTGTTAGTGTGATGGTCATTTTTTTCCCTATGTTTAGTTGTCGCTTACGCCACAAACTCATTTCAGATCGTCCAAATCCGACAAGTCTCTGGCTGTTGTGAGTACTGCAATGATTGCTTGCTCTGAACTGTTGACAACATTGACATGGCCGCGCCAGTCTCTATGCCAGATTATTTGGTCTGGCGTTAGCTTCTGTTGCGACGGTGACTTGTTGCCATCCTTTACTTCTAGCAGGATGTTGAACCCCTTATAGCCGACGAGCAGGTCCGGGCATCCAGCGCCTACGCTGTGCAGATGCTGAACGGAACAGCCAAGAGTCCGCAATGCTTTGACGATCTCCTTCTGGTTGTCATCTACCTTTGCGGCTCTCATTCCATTCCTTTCTTTTTATCAACACATCATCTTTTACTGAGTCGTACTTGTCGCATTCATGAACGGTTCGGATCGGCATGAAGACAGCGCCTTGGCTATACAAGTCCGCTGCCATACATCTACCGAATCCGACTCGAACATGAGACGGATAGTCTCTCAGGTTAAAGTTCACACAGTGTAGGCAGAACATTATTTTTTCCATAGAAACTAGGTGACTTTAGTTCTTTGCACGACAGGCAGACCCAGCGTCTTGTCCTTCTACACTCTTTCCACTCGCCACCTTCAGTCTCTCGGTGGCTGTTGCAGGCGCTGCACCACTTTAGGCTTGCGCTTGTCTTCGCACTTTGGCTCATCGATTATTCTCTGTTGACTTGAGATGCCGTCCTTGTACCCACGCTTGTACTCGCCGATGCTTTTGTCAGCGAGTACGATAGCGCCCCAGTAGATTACCGCCATCGTGCTGGCGATTGCGACTAGGTTCATCATAAGAGTGCCTTGATGTCTTTGATGGGTACATCGAATGTCTCATGCACTTTCAGGATGAGGTTGGCTGTGACTGGCCTGCCCGACCTGAACTTACTGACGGCAGATGGTCCGACCTCTAGCATATGTGACAACTGATAGTCACTTCTGATACCGAATCTTTCGATCAAAAAATCGAATAGGCGATGCGGCTTGTTGTTTACTTTTATTTTGCTCATGTTGGTATTCTCCCCATGTTTGTTTGACATCTGTCTCTACTGATTTGCGTGGAACAAAGCGAGTCGGATCGCTCTGATCCTGTTCGCATATATATTTCTTGCGGTCCCGTAGATACTGCTTTGCGATCTCAAGTTTGACGTTGTGGTCCATTGTCAGCCCTCATGTTGTCAGGTTTACCAGTTTCCTCGCGCATCTGAGCGCCTAGCCAAGAGAGTCTGGATTGGTGGCCTTGAGTTAGCACCACGCGCACCATTGTCGGCAGGCGTTTGATCGTTGGGTCATTGGCTTCGCGCAGTTCCCTCAGTGCGGTCATCCGCTTTCTGGGTTCGGCTTTGCCTGCGCCTGCTGTCTTGTCGGCTAGTTTGTTGTACTCGACTAGCCATTGCTCCATGCCAGCGACCTCTGTCGGAGTCTCTTTGCGCGGAACGTACAGATGCCAGATGGGTTGTGGCTCGGCAGGTTCTTCGCTTTCAACTTCGACAACTTCTGCTTCGACTATCTCTGCTACTTCTACAGTGGCGACTGTATCATCGATGACGACAGCTTCGGGTTCCTGATAGGCAGGTTCTATTACTTCAGGCAAAGCGATAGCATCCAATGGATTCTTGGGCGTGATGTCCTTGGCTTCTTGCTTGGCTTCTGCTGGGTAATCCTCTGCTTCCTCTGTGGTGATGAGTCCCTTTAGTGCATCTGGGAAAGCATCCCTCAAAGCAAAACCTCTGGCTCTCATCTGTAGCATCCGCTTTGGGTAGGATGTCCAAGGACCTTGCTTATTCCACAAGCCTGCCCTCTTTGCATCCTCGACTGAGAACTTGGCTGTGACAGGCTTACGGCCCCTTCTGTGGGCGATACAGACGGCGATAGGGTTCGGTGTACCTTCGCCCTCAAAGAACTCCTCTACGCCCTCACAGGCTGGGTGTGCCTGCACCAGTGCCATTGCTGCGTCACCGTAGACTGATGGCTTGCCGTTGATGACGCTGATGTTTTGCAATGCCTGCATGGGTGCCAATCCAATCTCATTTCCCCATTGGATAGCAACTAAGATGTCCAGTGGCTTGCCTGCGTAGGCTTTGGGGACTAGATTGGATGCTGCTAGTTCGCCTGCGAACGTCTTCGCTTCTGAAAAGGTTGTCGGCAGAAAGCCGTTTCTAACTGTCACATTGCTCATTGTTTTTTCTCCTTGATGGTTAGGCTTGACTGCCGGATTGAGTAGCCCTCTTTGGCGGGGATGACTCGCTCGGCTGCTGCTTTGTAGTGGCGCATCGGCCAGCTTACTTGGTACTTCCCGATCTCAGCTTTGGTAGCTGTTTGCATTGCTTCTTTGATACGTTTCTCTCTGTCATCTATGATGTCTTCGCATTGCTTGATGTCCTGCTTGGCTTCGTAGATATCTCGCGCCCACGTTTCGAACTCACCACCTAAGTGGACTGTGACATCTTCTCCTGCGCCCCAAGTCCTGTTGGCATCATCACTGTTGACAGGTGGATAGTAGTCAATATGCCTATCTGCTTTCCAGATGTCAAGTCTGCGCTGGAAGTCTAGCGTAGCTTTTTCGATTGCCCGAAGGGTTGGCTCGTGCGGTTTGAAAAGGAAAATCCGTAACTCTGTACCGCGATAGAGGACTGCCAGAGCGCCCCATTTAGCGCCTGTGATATCCATCTGTGCCTGTAGTTGGATTGGCCCCCTGTAGAGGGCTGGGGTATGTTCTGGGGCGACTGAGGTTAGCTTGGCTTCGATGATGCCGGTACCTGTTAGCTGCATGATGTCGCCATCCATGACCATGATCCCCTTGTCTGGGTCATTGGAAACCACTATTGCGTTTCCATTTGCTACAGCATCTATGCTACAGGCCAGCGGCAGCAAGGGGTGAAAGCGTGGTTCAGGGTGATGAGTTATCAGATCGGTAACGCCTAATCGCTCTGCCGCTTTTTCAATGATGATGCGCTCGAGCGTGTCGCCCCACTGCATTGCTTCATTTTGTGGTGATGTTGAATCGATGCCGTTTATAGCTTCTATGCCAGCTTGTAGCTCGTCATTTGGGCTTCTGTATTTGCTGTAGCCCATGATTGCAGGCAGACGGGAAGCCGATAGCATTGTGTTAGGTGTAACTTTTCCGACCATGATAGACCCCTTATTAAAATGGAAAGATAACGCGCTCGATGATGCGCT